GGGCTGCAAAACCATTTCCGAGGCCATCAAGTACCGTGACAACTTCGGTCAGCGTGAGCTGATGGTCATTCACCCCGACTTTCTGGCGTGGGATACCACGGCGAACGAAACCGCGATCGCATGGGCGACGGCGCGCGCGCTGGGTCTGCGTGCCAGAATCGACCAGGAGACCGGCTGGCATAAAACGCTGTCAAACGTGGGCGTTAACGGCGTGACCGGCGTCAGCGCCTCGGTGTCGTGGGATTTGCAGGACAAAGCCACCGACGCCAACCTGCTTAACGAGGCGGGGGTCACGACCCTGATTCGAAACGACGGCTTTAAGTTCTGGGGCAACCGCACCTGCTCTGACGATCCGCTCTTCCTGTTTGAAAACTACACCCGCACCGCGCAGGTGCTGGCCGACACGATGGCGGAGGCGCACGCGTGGGCGATGGATAAGCCCATCACCGCGACGCTGATTCGTGACGTCGTGGAGGGCATTAACGCCAAATTCCGCGAGCTGAAAACGAACGGCTACATCGTCGACGGAAAATGCTGGTACGACCCGGAGTCGAACGACGTCGCCACCCTGAAAGCGGGCAAGCTGTATATCGATTACGACTACACCCCCGTTCCCCCGCTGGAAAACCTGACCCTGCGCCAGCGCATCACTGATACCTATCTGGCGAACCTGTCGGAATCGGTCAACAGCTAAGGAGCCTTACACATGGCGTTACCCCGCAAGCTTAAATATCTGAACATGTTCAACGATGGCCTGAGCTACATGGGCGTTGTTGAATCCGTCATCCTGCCGAAGCTGACCCGCAAGCTGGAGAAATATCGCGGCGGCGGGATGCCGGGCGCGGTGTCGATCGACCTCGGCCTCGATGACGACGGGTTGTCGCTTGAGTGGACGCTCGGCGGTCTCCCTGACATCGAGCTGTGGGCGCAGTATGCCGCGCCGGGCGCTGACAGCGTGCCGTTGCGTTTTGCAGGCTCTTACCAGCGCGATGACACCGGCATTATTTCTGCCGTTGAGGTGGTCATGCGTGGCCGTCACAAAGAGTACGACGGCGGCGAGAATAAGCAGGGCGAAAGCGGCACGACCAAAATGTCGACCGAGTGCGCTTACTACAAGCTCACCATCGACGGCAAAGACGTCATCGAGGTGGATGTCATCAACATGGTGCTGATGGTGGACGGTGTCGACCGTCTGGCAGAGCACCGAAAGGCAATCGGCCTGTAACACCTTTAACCGGTCAGCGCCGCTGGCCGGTCATTACTCCCTTTCAGAGCAGAGACAAACATCATGGCAAACCCGAAAAAACAAAAACCTGACTTCACCGATACCGCCGGAAACGAAATCGAAACCGAAAATCCGAACGAAGTGATCCTCGATACCCCGCTGATGCGCGGTGAGCAAAAAATAGAGCGCGTCACGGTATTAAAACCCAATGCCGGAACCCTGCGTGGTGTGTCGCTGGCAGCGCTGGCGCAGTCTGACGTTGACGCGTTGATTAGAGTGCTGCCGCGTATGACGTATCCGGCACTGGCCGAGCATGAGGTCGCCCGTCTGGATGCGTCCGATCTGCTGCAGTTTGCCGGAAAGGTAGTGGGTTTTTTGTCGAATGCTTCGGCGCGCTGACGTTTCCCGACCAGTTATCGGTCGATGACCTGATGGCGGATATCGCGGTTATTTTTCACTGGCCGCCATCAGAGCTCTATTCCCTGACTGTGAACGAGCTCCTCACATGGCGCGACAAGGCGCTGCAACGAAGCGGAAAATACCATGAGCAATAACGTCAGGCTTGAGGTATTGCTGAACGCGGTCGACAAGGCAAGCCGACCGCTTAAGGCAATCCAGACCGCCAGTAAATCCCTGTCCGGCGATATCCGCAATTCACAGAAAAGCCTGCGCGACCTCAACGCGCAGGCATCCCGCATAGACGGATTCAGGAAGGTAAGCGCACAGCTCGCCGTGACCGGGCAGTCGCTTGCGAAAGCGAAGCAGGAAGCCGCCGCGCTGGCCGTTCAGTTCAAAAACACGCAGGCACCGACGGTCGCACAGGCACGCGCGATGGAGGCGGCAAAGAAATCCGCCGCCGACCTGCAGGTCAAATATAACGGGCTTCGTCAGTCGGTGCAGCGCCAGCGCAGCGAGCTCGCACAGGCGGGGATTAACACCCGCACGCTGTCGGCGGATGAGCGCCGCCTGAAATCCAGTATCAGCGAGACGACGGCACAGCTAGACCGTCAGCGGGATGCGCTGGCGCGGGTCGGTCAGCAACAGGCCAGACTGAGCGCGGTTAAAGAACGGTACGCATCCGGGCAACAGCTCGCCACCGGTGCGCGAAATGCCGGGATGGTGGGCGTTGGCGTGGCAACCGCCGGGCTGTATGGCGCGTCACGTTTTATCGCGCCGGGTATCGGTTTTGATAAACAGATGTCAGGCACGCAGGCGATCCTCGGTCTTGATAAGAACGACGACCAGCTCGCGGCCATCCGTAAACAGGCTCGTGATATCGGGGCGACAACCGCCTTTTCACCGGGTGACGTGGCGCGAACGCAGACGACGCTCGCCCGTTCAGGCTATGACGCCGGAGCCGTACTGGCGGCGACCGGGTCGACGGTAAACCTGAGCCTGGCGGCTGATGTCGATATCGCGGAAGCCGCCGACATCATCACCAATATGCAGTCAGCCTTTAACCTTTCCACGACCGAAATTGAGCGCGTGGCTGACGTCATGACCAAAGGTTTCACGTCCTCCAATACCGGGCTTGTTGAGCTGGGCGAGGCGATGAAATACGTCGCGCCGATCGCAGAGGCGGCGGGTGCCAGCATCGAAGATACGACGGCCATGCTCGGCATTCTGGCGGATAACGGCATCAAGGGCTCAATGGCCGGTACGGGCGCGAGCGCCATGTTTAACCGGCTGCAGGCTCCTATGGGTAAAGCCGTTGATGCGATTAAAGAGCTCGGCGTTAAGACCCGCGACTCAAAAGGGAACATGCTCCCGGTCGAGAAAATCCTGAAAGATATTCATACGTCCTTTGCGAAAAACAAGCTTGGCACCGCTGAGCAGGGCGAATATCTGAAGGTCATTTTTGGCGAAGAGGCGATGAAGGGCGCGATTAAACTCGTGGCCGCTGCCGGTGACGGGTCTCTCGCCAGCAAGCGCGAGCAGATCGCCGGGTCGAAAGGCACGACGGAGCGCATCGCCAAAATCCAGACGGACAACCTCGACGGCGATCTGAAAAACCTGCAGTCAGCATGGGAAGATTCGCAGATTGAGGTCTTCGAGAAAGAAGACTCTGCGCTGCGCCGCCTGACGGTTTCCGCGACCGATTTGCTCGGCAAGGTTGCCGCCTGGACGAAAGCTAATCCTGAACTGACGAAAACCCTGTTTAACGTTGTTACCGGCGCGCTGGCGCTGATCGGCGTGCTGGGCGGGATCGGGCTGATTGCATGGCCGGTCATCGCCGGGATTAACGGGATTATTGCCGCTGCCGGTCTGCTGAGCGTGGTTTTCAGCACTGCAGGTACCGCGATTGTCGCCGCCGTCGGTGCAATCAGTCTGCCGGTGGTGGCGGTTGCCGGGGCAGTTGTCGCAGGCGTGCTGCTTATTCGTAAATACTGGGAGCAGCTGGGCGCATTCTTCTCGGGCGTGGTGGAGGGGCTGAAAGCCGCCTTTGCGCCGGTGGCGGAAATGTTCGCGCCGCTCGCACCGATATTCGACGCCATTTCTGAGAAAATTCGCGTGGTCTGGCAGTGGTTTAAAGACCTGCTTGCGCCGGTGAAAGCGACGCAGGAAACCCTCGACCGCTGCAAAAATGTCGGCGTGGCATTTGGTCAGGCGCTGGCCTCGGCGCTGACGGCACCGCTCGACATCTTCAACAGTCTGAGCGGCAAGGTCGGCTGGTTGCTGGAAAAGCTCGGCGTTATCAAAAAGGAGTCCAGCAACCTTGACCAGACTGCCGCCCGAGCCGACAGCGCTACGCAAAACGGGTCTTACATTCCGGCGACTGCAACCCATGCCGGGTATCAGGCTTACCAGCCGGTCACGGCACCCGCTGGCCGGTCTTATATCGACCAGAGCAAAAGCGAGTACAACATCACTCTTGGGGGTGGCGTTGCGCCGGGCGGGAGCCTTGACCGCCAGCTACGCGACGCCGTCGAGAAACTCGACCGCGAAAAGCGCGCCCGCCAGCGCTCAAGCATGATGCACGATTAAGGGAGGGGATTATATGCTGATGGTACTGGGGTTATTTGTCTTTGAGCGGCGCACGCTGCCGTATCAGTCAATGCAGTATTCGAAGGACTACCGGTGGGCGTCAAATGACCGCATCGGTAAAACACCGGCTTACCAGTTTCTCGGAGAGGGGGAAACCGCGCGCACACTGTCCGGTGTGCTTTACCCGGAAATCACCGGCGGTCGCCTGTCGCTGACGGCCATTGAGGTAATGGCAAACGAGGGGCGAGCATGGCCGCTGATTGATGGCCTCGGCGTGATCCTCGGGATGTACGTTATCGAAAAAATCAGCCATACCCACACGGAGCTGTTCAACGACGGCGCGGCCAGAAAAATTGAGTTCAGCATGTCGCTTAAGCGCGTGGATGATTCTGTCGCGGCCATCTATGGCGACCTGAAAACGCAGGCTGATAATCTGCTGTCGTCTGCCGGTAACATGCTGGGAGGGCTGGCGGGATGATATCGGGTATCAAGATTGAGACCGGGGCGAAAATTGCCCCGGCGTTTATGCTCACGCTGGATGGCAACGACATCACGCAGAACTTCAGCGACCGGCTAATCGGCCTGACCATGACGGACAACCGGGGATTCGAGGCCGACCAGCTCGATATCGAGCTCGATGACTCCGACGGTCTGGTCGAGCTCCCGCCGCGCGGCGCATCCCTGACGCTCTGGCTCGGCTGGCAGGGCTCGGCGCTGCTGAATAAGGGGAGTTTTACCGTCGATGAAATCGAGCACCGGGGCGCACCGGATACGCTGACCATCCGGGGGCGTAGTGCTGATTTTCGCGGCTCGCTCAATTCGCGCCGGGAGCAGTCATGGCACGACACCACGCTCGGCGTGATTGTGGAAACCATCGCGCAGCGCAACAAGCTGACGGCCAGCGTTGCTGACACACTGAAAGCGATCGCAGTGCCGCACGCTGACCAGACCCAGGAATCTGACGCGGTATTCTTATCCCGTCTGGCTGAACGTAACGGCGCAACGGTCTCGATAAAAGCCGGTAAGCTGCTTTTCCTGAAAGCCGGGAGCGGCGTCACGGCCAGTGGCAAACCCATCCCGCAAATGACGGTTGAACGCGGCGACGGCGATCGACATTCATTCGCTATCGCCGACCGCGAAGCGTACACCGGCGTTACGGCAAAATGGCTGCACACCAGAGACCCGAAGCCGCAAAAACAGAAGGTGAAGCTTAAGCGCAAACCCAAAGAGCAGCACCTGCGCGCGCTGCAGCACCCAAAAGCCGCGAAAACCACGGCAAAAGCCAAAGCGAAGAAAGAGCAGGAGGCGCGCGAGGGCGAGTATATGGCCGGTGAGTCTGACAACGTGTTAGAGCTGACGACCATCTATGCAACAAAGTCGCAGGCCATGCGAGCAGCTCAGGCGAAGTGGGATAAAATTCAGCGCGGCGTGGCCGAGTTTTCTATCACGCTTGCCACCGGGCGTGCAGATTTATTTCCTGAAACACCGGTTGCCGTTAAAGGCTTTAAGTGCGTTATAGACGAGCAGGCATGGATAATCAGCCGGGTGGTGCATAACCTCAACGGAAACGGTTACACGACGGGCTTAGAGCTTGAGGTTAAGGTTTCGGATGTGGAGTACGAAAGCGAAGAATTAAATCAAGAGTAATGGTTTAACTGTTTGTTATTAAAGTTTTTAATGGTTAAAATTAGCGCATTGGAAATTAATATGAGGTGCTCGCCATGTTTCACTGTCCTAAATGCCATTTTGCCGCACATGCTCGCACAAGCCGCTACTTTTCTGACACGACGAAAGAGCGTTACCATCAGTGCACTAACATCAACTGCAGCGCGACATTTGTCACCACTGAGACCGTCGAGCGCTTTATCGTTTCGCCGGGTGAAGTAGTACCAGCGCCGCCGCATCCGACAACTTCAGGACAACAGCAAATCACCTGGATGTGACAAAAGCCCCGCGATTGCGGGGCTTTCTCATATGTTCTAGTTCTTTTAACGTTGATTGCAAGACCGTCGGCAAAGTGCCAGAAGCGGAAGTTACTCAAGATAGCGCATGGTAATCAATGAAGAGCGAGCTCATATGAAAACTTGAGTAAGGTAAAATAAAAATGGATAATGTTAAGGGTGGTAGTTCACAATGGGATAATTTTAATGTTGGAACAAGCTAAAGATAATTGCATTCGAATACTATACATAATAGTCTGTATTATTATTGTTTATGTATGTTATAAAAATCAGTCTGATATAATTAGCATAAATGAAAATATGACTTTGTTTTCATATTATGCTTCTGTTGCCACTGTTATTGCATTACTGATTTCTATAATGGAAATCTTGTATAATGTTAGTATTACAAAAAGCATTAAAACTCGCTCTCTATTTAACCTGAGTAAATTCAAAGATGCAACAGGATTAAGTTATGCTCATGAATGTGTATCTTACTATGATCAATGCCTCAATGATCTTGCGACAAAAAAATACCCACTTCTAGTAGCTAATTTTACTATAGCAAGGAAGTTACATATAAGCCTCGCCAATCACTTCATGACAGAAGAAGATAAAAAGGAATTTGATGACAAAAAAACGTCATTAAACGATTTAGAAAATAAAATATTATCGACTCGTCATGCCAATGCTTCAAATCCTTTAGGCAATGCTCAAATTAAAGAGATCCAAGACGCGAAACGTGGCGCTGGCG